AATATACTCATTTACAATCACTTTTCAGCGAAAGTAAACAAGAAATTTATGAGTAGGGAATATCTTGCCAGGAAAGGGCTGCCAAACTATGGCAGTAGAATATCAGTAGATTCCATACATTCTACCCACATTCTACCACACGGCTAAAATCAGGTGTTTTTTTCTTCCTTTTTACAGCCTTCAAATCACGTATTATTGTATTAGAAAGAACCTCTGAATACACCTCCGTAGTTCTGACGGAAGTATGACCTAACAGCTTCTGAACGGTGGTAATCGGAACGCCCTGGTGAACAAGCAGGGTCGCACAAGTATGACGGGCTGTATGGTAGGTTATGTGCTTCCGTATCCTGGCAAGGGTAGCTAATTGGGCAAGATGCTTATTGGCCTCTGAATTGGGTCCGATTTTAGCAAAATCAGTTACTATATCGTAACGTTCCAATACAGCCAATGCCTTACCCTCAAACAAAAGATGTAGCGGAAGCCGAAGTTCTACTCCTGTCTTAATGGACGTGAAGTGTAACCAACGCTTACCGTTTACCTTGATAAAGTTGGCCGAAGATAGCTGGCAGAAATCGGAATAGCGGAGTCCGGTATAGCAGCAGAACAGGAAGGCATCGAGTACATGGCGGAGCTTCTTATCCACATCAAGATTCTCCAGCCGCTTCAACTCATCCGGAGTCAGGAATTCTTTCCGCCCCTTCGCTTGCTTTATCTTGTACTTCCGGAAGGGGTAGGCATCGGAAGGGATATACCCCTGACTAATGGCTTCATTCACTAAGGTACGAAGCTGCCGGAGATGCTTGGCTATCGTATTGACACTATTTCCTTTCTCTTTCAAATGCACTTCAAAATCCTTTAGAAAGGTATAAGTAATGTCTTTGAAATCCAATCCGGGACGGAACTCCTGAAGTACGGTTATCGTTGTCATCAGGTTCTCTTTGGTACTTCTTTTACGGTCGGATTCCTGCACATAGATTTTGGCAAATACGGGGAAAGTGACATTGACCGGCTTGTCTTTCTTTATCGCATCTTTAAGTAGTGATAGCGTTACAGGAATGCCGCGCTTCCATAAGGATAACTCAATCGCTTGCAGGTGTAGGACAAACTCAAACAGCATCGAATTGAGGTCATGAGCCTGTGGGTGATTATCAACCTGGGCATTGCGACTATTCCAATGTTCCGGCTTGAGATATAAATTTGTACGGAAATAAACTTTCCTCTGATTGAGCAAGGCTTCTACTTGCACTAAGGCCGTTCCCTGTTTGTTTAGCTGTTTCTTTCGATTATACACTAAGCGGTATTTTATTTTATCCATTTTTAAGCCAAATGTACTTTTTTGGACGAGAAGCTGCAAACCGATGTGGGAGAACTGCTCGATGGTGGAGCTATCAAACAGAAGCGGTCTGACCTCAAAGATGCCGACCAATATACAACACCAGGAACATACTTCGTAAACCTATGGGGCGGAGTGTGGCAAAATATGCCGACTAACGACTGTTTTGGTCTATTTGAAGTACGTTCCTATGACGGTTATATAACGCAGCGGCTTTCGGCCGGCAACGGAAAGGTATTTGTTCGTGTAAAAGAAGGTGAAAAACCATTCAAGCCGTGGCCAACTGCCGCACAATAAACCCCGTTATAGCTTCTCCGTTATCTCCGTGAAGCTATCGTCGATGATGTCCGGTGTTCCGACCAATTGGACACCGTGAGGCGATAAAATATACGCATGATTAGGTAACTCGTTATTGAATGTAAATGATACGAATAGGTCACGTCCTTTTATGTAGTATTTTACTTGAAGCGGCTTTTTTAAAATTCTTTTTAAGGAAGCCGCCAAACCTGTATCTGGTATGTATATAAATGATAAAAAGTCCATGCACGTATCAGCAGAATCATTGCATAAGACCGCTATCGGGGCACGATACCAGTCAGTCACATTGTCTGCAATCTTATATACAGAATCGTAAGCATTTACAAAATGAGGATATACCTTGAATAAATCCGGAGATAACAACCCCGCTTTTTCAATAGTGGTTGTACCAATCAGTTCTCCCACATCCGTAAATCGACGTGGGAGAACTGATTGGTATCGCTACTTCTCAGAAAAACGGATTGCAGAAGTATAATTTGATACCTAATTTCTCAAATAGTGGCGGAATATGGTGCATTGGAACACTGCCCAATAATAACTTCTTATGCACTTTCCTTATTTCAGTAAATAATACATCTTTCAAGCAATGTGGGGTTTCTTTGTTGCAGATAATAGGAACTGGTACCGAGAATTTTAAGGCAAACTACAAATCCTTAATAAAAGGGACTCAGGAAGCCAAGTTTTACGCCAAATATAACGAAAAGGGCATTAATGTGTATGTTGATGCACCTGCGAATATAACTGTGTCTATATTGAGCTATAGCCACATGGCAAAAGACTTTTATTTCAACCTGGAAAAGCAGGAGTCTCTTCCTGAAGGCTGTACACAAGCGGTAGATGTTGATACTCTGTAGGCAATGTAAAACAGAATTAGTAGAAGGGTATTAACCTTCTACTAATCTATTACCCCAATGCAATAGGCACAATTTTTGTCAACTTATCTTTGATTGCATCTAAGTCTTCAAACTCCATTTTTTCAACGCTTTCAACTCCTGAATGGTCTGATAAAGGAATAATACAAACGTTCATATTACTATGTTCATGAGGTTCTATGTATATATTCTTAGTATCAACATATATGGAAAGATTATTTTTTCCGATACACACACATTTTCCTCCAAGTTTTTGATTGTAGGTTTGTGCAGCAAGAAGAAAAATTCCTATACTTGCTGCACTATATATTGAAATTAAAAATGTAGGAGTTCCATACTCTGAAATAAGGTTGACTTTTATAACTCCATTTTCAACGCTTGATGGTGCCATTTCTTTATCGACTAAACCGCTCTTGCTTGGAGTCGCTATAGGTAATAGTTCTCCCACATCGGTTTTGGAGACGTGGGAGAACTATTACCTGTGGCGACCCTTAATAATAATGGTCTGTGGGATAAAAAAATGACCCCTCGTTTAGTTAATTATAAAAGCAGGTTCATGGTTGTGAAGGATGTTTGTGTGGTTAACTTCTTAATCTCAACCCGGCACGCCTACGCTACAGATAATATATTAGCTGTTGTACAGGTTATATATGGTATGGCAGATGATATTTACTCTGTTCATTACCACTACTTAATTCCTAAAAAACATGAAGCTGTTTTCATTAATTTAAAATATAAAAAAACAGAAGATAAATATCTGAATCTATATATTGACAGTAATGACCCGGTGATTTCAATACTATCGGTTTCAGACATCTCATGTGTTGAGCTTTTGGATGAACCTATTTCCGAATTTCCACAGGATACAATAGATGCCGTTGAAGTATGATTTGCTTGTTTTGGCCGGGAAGTACAGTTCCCGACCAAAAATATCTGTTTGTTCTTTTATTGGGTTGGTTTATCGTAATCTATGAAATCTATAAGGTCGGCAGGTTCTTCGTTTAAATTTTTCATGGTAGACAGTTGACCAGGCCCTACATTCATTTGGAACAAACAACGTTTACCGAATGAAGTATTTGAGACAAGATAGATTTCAATGGACTCTTCTACAACTCTGTATTTCAGTGTAGAGAATGAAGTAAATGGTATGTTATCTTGGCTAACAATTCTATAATAGCATTTTACATTATTACTATCAGCTCCAAGACCGCCAAACACATGTATCAAACTCATTCCTTGCAATGTAGATGAAAGAGAAAATAAAAAAGAAAAGCCATTCCATTTGCGGTTTATAGTTTTATGTAGAAATACAGCTTTATTATTTGCTGTCATCAGCATATTCGGGTTTATACTTTTTGAAATAAAACCATCCTTTTCATCTGAAACTGTTGGCATCAGTTCTCCCACAACTTGCGCCAAGTCCTCTTTATTGATTAAAATCGGATTGCCGTCCTTATCCAAAGCACGTACATAATTTATCTCTTTTTTCTGGGGAAGTGCGCTTTCGACTTCCTTCATCGTTTTTATAGCTCCCATAATTATTTGATTTTAAATTGAACATTATTTTAATCTTTTCTGAACACCACATCCTGAATCTTCCAGTTCCAGGTCTTGTCGTCCTTCTTCCCGCTGTTATGGAAATTCAGGGCTGACTTAATGATATTCTCTTTTAAATCATTTTTCTTGAACTCGACTTCCGCCTTCTGCGGAAATTCCTTTACCTGCGCGGTATCTACTGAGATAATCAGCGCAACCAATAATGTGTCTAACATAATCCTTTTTATTACATTAATAATCGAATACCAATCTCCTTAATACGCTGCCGACCGCTATGCCGGCAGCATCCGCAAGTATGTCCAGCCAGTCCCAGCCCGAACCGACCTTGCAGTTCTTCTTATACATCCAGTCAGCGGCTTCTTTCGTCACGCCTGCCGTAACGGCACAGAGTTCACCCGCTGTCAGCGTGATGACAAGGCATGCAAGAAAATGCAGCAGCTTGTCGTTAAGTTTTAAAAGTATATCCAACATAACCATTATCCACAGTAAAAATGAATCCAATGACTACCGTCAAAAACGAAAAAGCAGGATATTTGATTGATTGAAGAAGCGTTCGTTGTGCCTCTGTTATTGGCATTCATCAGGGGACCTTTTACCCAAACATTCCGGTTCAACTGGTTCTTCAAATATACAATCCGACCCGTAACAGCCGAACTTGGAAGAAACAGGGTAGGGTCAAAACTAAGATCCGGTCCTCCATATATGATAATATCATCGGTATCACTGACCGTATAGCTCGGTGGGGCAGACATTATACTGCTGCCTAAATTGCGGACACCCGCAGCAAATCCGGAAGCCCGTAATCTGCTTATTCTTACCGATTCACCGCTTCTGGCATTCAAATCTACATTACCCCATGCTTCTATCGCGCAAATATCATATCCGGCCTGGGCCATCACTCTTACACCGGTTGAATGGTCACCGTAGGCATCCAAACTGAGTGCCGTAATCCCATCTCCACGAATACGGCACATTGCCCCGGACGAGACATTCACTTCAAAAAATTTCCCGCCATCCTTGCCTATCCTCAATGTCGCGGTCGGATTTTCCTTTTCGTTTTCAAGTCCTCTGTTGGTTATCTTGAATGCACCGATATAACCTTCGGTTGCGGTAACACTGCCTGTAAACTCCCCGTCTGCGCCATCCAGGTGCTTCACCCGCAGATTATCCACGTCGATAAGGTCTGCGTCTATCTTCCTGGCAAGTAAAAGCTGCGTGCCCAGTAGCGGGTATTCCTGGATGGATTTCCAGGAAGTAGTGTCCGGATTCTGAGCCACATCATCGAACGGGTGCATCTCGCTGTTTCCCGGTACAGGATTCATCCACATGAATACAAAGCCCTTGTCCTTATCCAGGAAATATTCCCCATTCTTATACTTGAACGGCAGCGGTTTCCAGTCACCATCGACCGGGAAGGGGGACGGGTTCTGCCGAACAATGCTGGCCCTCTTCTGAGCAAGAAGGGTCTCGCGGGCACTATCACGGTATGCTTCCACGATAATAGAATCCGCATTACCCCATTTGTCAGACGGAAGGTAGTATTCCCATTCGGACGATGCACCGGGGGAATCCGCCGTACCGAGGTCCTTGCCGGACGACTGGACATGCAGCCGCCAGAATACATCCAGCAGGGCCGCATCAGCCCCGCTGCGGTGCAGGGCTTTCAGCTTCAGCGGTGTAAGCTGCACATTGTTACAATCCACAGAGATGGCAGCCGGCTGGCACTCGATGTCAACGTATTCCACCGGGTCAGGCTCACGTACCGCCACGACACTCAAAACCGCCGTTGTCATCATAGCTCAATGGGATTAGTGTTCGTTGCGATTACTCTGAATGTCTTGGCCCGCGCCGCATCCGTATAGGTCAGTGCGATGTCCTTGCCCTGGAACTTGTTGCTATCCTTTCCCGACAGTGTGAACGGATTGTTTTCACCGTCGAATGTGGCGAAGTCCCAGCTTGCCACCGCCACTTCCTCTCCGGACTGGCGTTTATAGGCATACGGTGTCAGCGTTCCCGTTTCTCCCGGATATATCTGCCCGTCCGATGAAAGCCCCTTGACCTTGAATGCCGCCAGTATAGGGTCGCTAAGGTCGAACACGGTAATGAAGCCCTTTGCTATGACCTTCGCATTCTGCACAGCCTCACAACTTACCACCAGCGAACCGTCAATATCATTCGCGGCAATGTTCTGGGTTCCCTGAGTTCCGAGGTTGGCCTCTCCCGACGGCAGCTGCTTCTTCCATTGCAACGTAATGTTCCCCAAATCGTTGATAAGGTCTCCGCCGCTGTACAGCGATGCCTTCAACGTCAGCACTTCGGACGGATTGATTATCTGCGTACCCTTGTCAGAAGTAATGAATAACTCATACTGTTTACCGGATGATTCCTGGATGACAACATCCGTCGCAAGTTCGTTGAATGCGACCGTATGCCCGCCGATTTCAACTTCCCCGGAAACGGTTATGCGGTCATTGTCATATCCGGAGATGGGCACGAGGTTCTTCATGACGCGAAGTCCCGTCATGGGATAGGACTGCGAGTCCACACTTACATTGTATCCGGTTACGCGCTTGAACATGCCGACAAACTGTTCCGTATTGCACAGCCCGTCCTCCCCAAATGCAAGTTCGGTACCGTTGTACTTGAATACAAGTTTGGAAGGAATGAGGATGCGCCCGCTACTCACGTCACGCAATACGACGATGACAATAGGGCGTTTGTCCTCTGCGAGTGCTTCAAAGTCCGGCGTATACTTGTCACTTCCCTTTGTCCATGCCTGGATAAGCGGACCATTGTCCACGCGTACATACCCGTTGACAGTTGTTCCGTTGCTCACCGCCACGATAGCCAGTGAAGCGGTCACTTGATTCTGGTTCATCGTCTGCCTCCTTTCCTTTTTCCGTCAGTCTTTGCCCCGGCCGGCTGTTCCGGACCGGTCACGCTGAAACCGGGGTCGATGTCCTCTTCCTCTTCGGGTGTCACACTAAAACCGGGGTCGATGTCCTCTGAACCCTGCATCGCTTCCTGCTGTTTCTCTATCAGTTCCTTCAACTCACGTGCAGAACCAATGATGTCGATGTCAAGAAGAGTACCCACATTCCGCATCTCACTGATAGGAATGTACACCCTGCCGTCCGGAAGGGTATTCATTATCCCAAAGAATTTGCCTTCGAGCTTTGCCTTTTCTACAATTACGTACATATTGATTAAAGTTTAAAGTTGTTACTATTCATATACCGGCCCCGTGGCAATGAATACCGTCTTTCCGTCAACCTGCGAGGATATAACGGCGCCTTCCTCATCGCCCATCAGGGACTCACCGATGAGAAGCCCCACTTCCGCCCGCACATGGAAGATATATTTTGCAGGGAAACCCTTATCCGCCGGAATGAACTCCAGTGTCCGCCCGCCGGTTGCCAGCACCTTCTCCGGCTCGCCCGGCTTCGCACTCTGGCCTTTCCATGTGATGCGGAAAAGGTCATCGTACTCTGTACCGTACTCGCGGCGGTTGTCGAAGATGCGTATTTCATAGGCGCTCGGCTGCTTCATGTCCTCCGACAGGGTGAAACCTTTCGTTTGGATAATTTCGCAATTGAGGGAAGCTGCCATCTCCGTCTTTACCTCAATTACCACTTCCAGCCGCCCGTCAGTAGGAGCCTGCGGTCTGCTGCCCGCATATTCACAGGCACGGCAACGGAAGCTTGCGCCAGTGACATACTTCGCCTGATACATCAGCTTGCGGGTGTACACTCCGTTCCCGTCATGGCAGACGATGCCGGGGTCATCCGGCGTAACCGGGCGGTATGCTCCGTCTTCAAGAATGTCCCAGAAGTATGCGGCGTGTTCATCATCCACCGGTTCAGTGCCCGTATAGAGCTGCGGTTCTATCTCCTTGTCCCAATAACCGGAACGGTCGGCCAGGCGAAGCGGGTCGGTCACCATCACGGAATCACCCTTCAGGCGCAATGAATACGCCTTGTTGTCATAAAGATGCGCATAGGACTTCACGCTCCGTTCACAGCGGACCTCGCGGTTCGTGCGCGGGTCAGTGAATATCGCGATACCGAAATACTCCACCGGCTTCTCCGGCGGAATGTTTTTCCGGATGGTAAGCGCATATTTGGGCACACCGCCGCTGCCGTCGGAAATGCTGTAATACTCACCCTCGACGATGCGGTTGGCCGACTTGTCACGGGGCGCACCCTCGAACCACTCCACCCCCGTGAGTTCCATTTCACCGAATACCGTCTTCTCGTCGAATGCCGATACCTTCGGCACGATGACCAGCGGTGTCAGGGTCCGGTCGGGGCTGTATTCCCGCAGTTCCTTGTCATACGTTTGCACGGGACTGCCCGACAATACTATTATCTCTCCCTGAAGGGAAAGGGGGTCAACGTAAATACGGCCCCACTGCTTGTTACTCTTTAATCCCATATACCTATAAATTCTTATACGATGTCAAATCCTAAATTCATATCCACTTCCTCCAACCTGCCATTTACCGGAAAGAATACCCGGCAGGTGAATATCACGGACTTGCTGACAAAACCGAAATCCGAACCGACCCCGTGCTGGTTCCCGTTGTCGATATGGATGGCAAGCCTGTTGCCGTCCACGTACTCAGGCGTCCAGAGGTTATCTGCCGGAATATTGCCACTGTTGCGGAACCACTCCACTTCGGTAGCATCGTCCGCCATCACATCATCCGTTATGTCAATTGTACCATAGAAAACGCGTCCGGAAATCACCTCATCCACACCACCTATAACGAATGCCTCCCCGCCTGAAATGGAGAGTTGGAGCGAATACCTGCTGTCGCCCTCAAGGAGTCCCCATGACGGAGAGTTCCATTTCGGTTCGTCGGTTGTCTTGTCCTTCAGACACCCCCACTTGCAGCCAAGGTGGTAGACCGTATGCTGTTCCAGCAGGGTATATTCGTTGCCGGAAGGCTTTGCCAGCTCGTATTGCACAAAACGGTAAGGAGCACCGCTCTGGGCCGTTTCCAGCGACCAGGCGCCCCGGTCTACCTTGTTGGGAATGACATCACCGTTATGGTCGAGTTGGTAGAATTTCTCGGCAATAACCGTCTGTGCCATGACGCCTGTCTCATTCTCGGAAATCGGCAGCTTTTCAAGTGCCTTGGTACGGGGAAATCTGCCGATACTGATTGAGTAGTTGTAGTCCTCCAATATCGGCTTATAGACATTGGACAAAAACATGATGCGCCCCTCACGCGAAGAAATCATCCACGACTGTGCCCGCCCGTTAAAGCCGCCCTCTTCAGGAAGCGTACTGTTACCCCTGCGGGTTACATTGTAGCCGGCCAACGGCGGATAGTTCGTGCCGCCCGGCACTTCGCTGTCCGGATAGAGCACGACCGTTATGCTGTTCTCCTGCGCATTGGTGGTAAGAATACGCATCCAACTGGTGTAATACTCGGAACCACCTGTAAGCAGTGTGTTAATGATGGAGAAGCAGACATCATTCTCCTGGAACTTCATGAAGTCGAAGTCCGTGCGTTTCTCTATTTTCAGACGGTAGGTATTTTCTCCCAAATCCTCCACGGATTCTATCTTGCCAATCTCGGTAAAGGAGTAGTCAGATTCCATTCCTTGAATCTGGTTTATTATCAAGTCAAGCACTGACAGTGAACCGCGGACTTCCAACCGTTCTACCTGTGCCCGGCCATCAGGGAATATCCCTGCACCCTTGCCGGCAATCATACTGTCTACAAACTCGCCGAACTCGCCGCCTGCGAGGAGTTTCAAAAGATATTCAGTCTTATCGGACTTGTCTTTCCTTAAGAAAGAGACCAAAGACCTGCGTGCCGAGAATACATTACTGTCGGAAGGGGCTGTCGTATCGTTCGTCCTGATTATATAGACCCCGTTTCCACCGCCGGTATATGTCTGCCCCTTGTAGGTCAGGGAATCAATCTTGTCTTCCATATCCCCGATACGGGAATAGGGCATGCTCTCACCGATTATGTATGCAGGGCTGTCCCAGGGCTTGTCAAGGTTGAACTCCCAGCCGAGTATGCGGCTGTCGCGCCCGTTCTCAAAAAAAGCCCTGTTTACAAGGAACACTTTCTGTCCGAACTCATAGAAGCGTCTCAGCCGGTCGTTATACACCCATTCGGAATCAAGGGTCGTGTTATATGTACCGTCATCCCTTTTGCGTCGGTCGGCATACTCCTGCGCCTTTCCCTTAAGCTCCTGTTCGGCTTCGGGGGTATATCTGTCAGACACAAGCTGGATGTTGAAACCGGAAAGGATATACTCGTCGCCGTTTTCCGGACAAAGGGTATCATCGGGAAGCATACGCCCGTAATCCTCGTTTCTCACGATTTCCCAAAGCTGTGCGCCGCGCATGTCGTCTTTGGGGTCGGGATTGAAAATGACACCGAATTCCATGCCGTTAAGTTTGCCGGACTGGAACCGGATTCTCAGTTCCTGGCCTTCGATAAGATATTCATCCTTGAACTCCAGCCCGGTATCCTTGTAGCGGTAGTAGGTGACGGTCTCTTTCGTGCCGTTCTCGTCCTTCACCTCTTCGGTGCGGGTATGCACGTCAGATAATGTGCCCGTACGCCTGGGATAGACATTTTCAAATACGACAATGTCCTCTATCGCCTCCTCTTCGGACATGTCGGGATACACATCAATGTAAGGCGTGTCCGCGGGAAGCATCAGTCTGCGCTGGACTACGCCGTTGACAACCGTCTGCTCGTCCACGGGACGGTAGTTTGCCGGGATATTCCGGGTAGAGCCGAACGCATAGATTCTGGTCGCATAAGTACCTTTGCTGTCGCTGCGGGTCATGGCTGACGCTTCAACCCCTAACTCGATTCTGACGGAATCACCATATTCATTTCGCCCAAAATGGATTATGTTATCCGTTATCCAGCAGTCACAGTCCCATTTTTCCTTATCGGCCATGGAGAACAGGGCGTCAAGAAGGTTCATATTGTCGTACCTCATCGCAACGGCCTTGTTCTCCACTGTGGAATCTATGCTGAACTCAAACTCTTTTCCCTTGTATGTATATCCGAGTGCCTTCAGGTTGCGGAGGAATACGCCGAGCTGTACGTCAAGGGGTGCGGTCAGAGACCATGAAGCCTCATGGCCGGCATGTTCGGGAGTGTACTTGAAAATCTTGTTCTTCCACTTCCAGTAATACGCGTCCATCCGCAGCTCATAGTCATATCCCCCGGTAGAGGCGTTGAAGGCAGGTTTCTGCAAATCCACTATCTCATAGACCTTGGACAGCAGTCCGCCCAGGGACTCGTCAAGCACTCCCGACAAATCCACGTAGTCGCCGAGCTTGAAATACACCGGGTCGGGAACACTGAACGGAAGGATGATATAGTCTTCCTTCATCAGGGTAAACCTGCCTTTAGCCCCGGCATTAATGGGGGTCGAAAATCTTGTCTTACCGGATATGTCTTTGATGTCTACCATAACGCATCCAAAGTTCGCAGATAAAAAAAAGAGTGCCCTATTTTGGACACTCATATACACGACAATAAACCCAATGTCGTGAATTAGGTTCTGTTTGCTGGGTTTGGCTCGTTAAACTTGGCTGAAATTTTTCCGAAAGTCTGGTCTAAACTCTGTGCATAAGCAACGCTTTTCCCAAGATAAATCAGATGATAAATCTCATTACTGTTAGCCGGAACTTGAATATCAACCACACCTTTATACAATTCTTCAAAGAAAGCTTTTTTCTTTGCTTGATAGTCGGATTGGGAATTTCCTTCAATTGTAAAAGAAAGTGTTATTTCCCGTTCATCTATTTTGGGGTCATTGATTATCACACGTTTTCCATGTTCCAACCGGGACTTATTTTCTATAAATTCTTTCATGGGTGATGATGCCCCAAGTACATCAAGAAAGCCCTCTCCCATTCTTACCCCCCATGTTGTGTAGGCGTCTTGGGTATTTATCAATAAATCTGACATAGTTTATAATTTAGATGTATTGTTTTTCACTTCTGCCATATCTTTCTGAATTTGAATGATTGGTTTTACAATAGCTCCTGTATTTTCCGAAATCTGTACCAATTCAAGATAAGATTGTGCTATCAAATCTCGCGTATCATCAGCGATATTCCTTGTTTCCGTATTTATGGAAAGTAGAGCATCTGCTTTTACTGTCAGTAGATTAAGTGATTGAGATTGAATAATATTCTGATTCTTTATCTCTTCTCCTGCAATCTGCAATGCTGTAAACCGCCCGTTCAACTCTTCGCCGGTATCTTGACTCATTGCCTGAAAGCCTTTGGATGAAGCTGACTGCTGCTCGGTAGAAAGAGACCATCCAAAATCTTTCATTAGCTGTTCTCGTTCTGCAAGCAAACTATCTGTTAATTGCGCCTGCATATCACGAATTTCTCGCGCTTCATCGGAAGACAGACCATCCTTCCCGTAATTCGCCCACGCATCATACAGTTCTTTGATTTTGTCCTTGTATTTATTGGCAATAAGTGATTGGAAGATGGCTTTCCGCAAATCCTTCTCAAAATTATTTGCAAAGTCCTCGTTGGTACTGTCCAAATCAGAAAGCAAATCAGCATAACCGTTTTTAAACTCATCGAAGCCTATTCCAGTAATAGCCTCTTTTTCTTTTTGTGCAATCTCAGTAAGTTGTTCTCCATAATCTACAATATTCTGCAAATAAGTAACAAAATCCTTGTTGACGGTATCAAGTACAGAAACCAGTTTTTCATCGGAAAG